AGGACCTGCAGAATATCAAATGCTTTTATTGGGTGCTATTAATATGGGCCTAAGAAAGATTTCTAGCGGCGAAGTAACTTGGTAATGTATGGCCTACTCAGATAAGGTAATTGATCATTACGAAAATCCTCGTAATGTGGGCAAATTTGAAACAGACGACACTATCGGCACAGGCATGGTGGGGGCACCTGCTTGTGGCGACGTGATGAAACTACAAATAAAGGTTGATCATGATACAGGTATTATTACAGATGCGAAATTTAAAACGTATGGCTGCGGATCGGCTATTGCGAGCTCGAGCCTTATTACAGAATGGGTCAAAGGAAAAACACTTGAACAAGCAGGAGCAATTAAAAACTCCGAAATCGCTGAAGAACTAGCCCTACCCCCAGTTAAAATACATTGTTCTATTTTAGCAGAAGATGCTATAAAGGCTGCAGTATTAGACTATAAGAAGAAACATGATTTCGTTAACTGAAAAAGCATACGATAAAATTAAAACCCAACTTCAGAAACGAGGTAAGGGTGTTGGTATTAAACTGGGCGTAAAAACTACAGGTTGTAGTGGGTTGGCATATACACTTGAATATGTGGATAAGTATGAAGAAACCGTAGGCGTAATTAATTACGCACAGAAAGATTTTATAGTTTTAGTTGATATAAAAAGTGATATATATCTGAAAGGATTGACCATGGATTGGGTTAGAAATGGTCTAAACGAGGGATTTGATTTTAAAAATCCAAACGAACGAGACCGTTGTGGTTGCGGAGAAAGTTTTAGGGTATAAATGGCACATATCGTAGCAAATCTTCCGCCAGTAAAATGTTTTGTTCGCAAAGAATTTCTTTATGACTTTGAAAAAGGTCACGGAGAACTTGAACCTTGTTGGTGGATAAGTATAAAGTCATTACGCAGCCAAGCGTTTCGTATTGAATCGTATCTTAACCACTATGGCGCACTTTATGATAAGTTGCCACTTCATGCATATTGTTGGAAACCAATTGAAGGTGACCCGTATCCATTAGATTTTTTACAATTATGGAACAGCATGTCATATGATATCACAGTAATTAAAAAGGCCATGATATCTAATATGAGATGTAAAATAAAAATGAAAGATGGTTCATGGGCAGAAGGAGAATATCTTTTTACTGTTGATTCTGCACACACAGATTTTAATACTTTAGATTGTGGCCACAGTGAAGATGTTGAAGACCATAAATCTTTCAACTTCATTAAGTTAGATAATGGGCAATTTGCTGCACAACCAAACAATCGTGTTGTTATTTTAGAACCAGCAAGTAATCCTAAAGAAATGAAAATTCCAGATTTTCATGTCGCCACTACTAGATGGAATGTTGAAATGGATCCGAAATGGGACTATGGACTGCCAGAAAACAAATGGAGGATGAATGAGTGAATCACCAAAAACACTATCAGGCTTCTTGGATATTTTTGAAGGTAGACTTAATAAATTAAGACATACTCTAAAAACTGAATTAGAAAAAACTAAATCAGAGAGGTGTAGAACCACAATTAAAACTGCTCTAAAGGATGCTAGAAAATTGAAGAAAGTGGTTCAACAAGGCCGAGAAGAAAATAAACAAATTTGCCCACATTGTGGTGGTAAAATATAAAAAAAAGTGGAAAAATAAATGTTAACAATAACAGAATCCGCAAAAATAAAAATACTGGATCTTTTTGCAGAAGAAGGTAATCCAGATTTAAAATTAAGAACCTTTGTTCAAGGTGGTGGATGTAGTGGTATGAGTTACGGATTTACCTTTGATGAAATAAAAAATGAAGATGATTTTGAAATGGAATTAGGAAATACTGGATTATTGATTGATGCAATGAGTATGCAGTATTTACAAGGCGCAAGCGTAGATTACAAAGAAGATATACAAGGCTCACAGTTTGTTATAAAAAATCCAAATGCGGAAACAACCTGTGGTTGTGGTAGTAGTTTTTCTGTATAAAAAAGAATAGGCAAAAATGAAAAAGGCAATTACGGTGGCGTTCCTATTCTGCCTAATCCCCAGCATAGTCAACGCCCAGCCGCAAGAAATTACCGCTGTTGAGACAACTCCCGAATTCTCCAAAGCAGTGATGCAGGATCCCATTTACATTGAGTCTGGTAGACAGGTATGGGATGGTCAATGCCGCCATTGCCACGGCAACAGCGCCTACCCCGGCAAAGCTCCAAAACTCAAACCCTCTAGCTACCAACCAGATTTCGTCTATGATCGGGTAACCAATGGTTTTCGCAAAATGCCAGGCTGGCGAGCAGTGTTCAACGAACAACAGCGAATCGGAGTTACTGCATATATATTGAGTGATACATTTTCGCCCTAAAAATAAATACTAGTTTAAAGGAACCACTATGAAAAAGACAAGAATGACGGATGACAGAAATTCGTTTAAACCCTTTAATTACCCCTGGGCATATGATGCATGGTTAAAACATGAACAAAGCCATTGGTTACATACCGAAGTACCCATGCATGAGGATGTTAAAGATTGGAAAAAGAAATTATCAAATGAAGAAAAACAATTCCTTACGCACATCTTCCGATTCTTTACTCAGGGAGATATTGATGTCGCTGGTGGATATGTCAAAAATTATCTACCTTACTTTCCGCAACCTGAAATAAGAATGATGCTTATGGGTTTTGCAGCTCGCGAGGCATTACACATTGCGGCATATTCGCATTTAATTGAGACACTGGGATTACCAGAAACAACTTACAACCAATTTCTTGAATATCAAGAAATGAAAGATAAGCATGACTTTGTTCTTGATATTTCATCTAAGAATGGTACGATTGCTTCAACCGCAGAACATATTGCTGTGTTCAGCGCATTTACTGAAGGTATGCAACTATTCAGTTCCTTTATTATGTTACTTAACTTCCCTCGTATGGGCAAAATGCGGGGTATGGGACAAATTGTTACATGGTCTATCGTGGATGAAACACAACACGCCGAGGGCATGATTAAATTATTCCGTAACTACATCGAAGAAAATAAGGAGATATGGAATGATACTCTCAAAGAAAAGATCTACTCGATTGCGGAGAAGATGGTTAGTCTTGAAGATAAGTTTATTGAACTGTCTTTCAAATCTGGCGCTATCGAAGGGTTAACAGAGAACGACGTAAAGGAATATATTCGTTACATTGCTGACAGACGTCTAATTAGTCTTGGACTAAAAGGCATCTTTAAGCGTAAAAAGAATCCTTTACCATGGGTTGAAGAAATGATCAATGCTCCAACGCATACTAATTTCTTTGAAAACAGAGCAACAGACTACGCAAAAGGTGCCTTGTCAGGAAACTGGCATGATGTGTGGGGAAAGGCTGCATGAAAAATTTTGATGAGATAAGAGAAAGAAAGTATCCTGATGGTACTTTAATTAATAAAAAATTACCTCCTGCATATGCGTTAGGTAATAGTAAAGAAAATTGCGCAAATTGTGGGGCATATGTACCAGGAACAAAATATTGTAAAACCTGGGATGCTAAGGTGAAACCTAATTATTGGTGTAAAAAATGGATTCTGATAAAAAAACAAACTACGTAATAGTCCGTAGACAAATTTGTGATACGTGTGAACATAAAAAAATTGTTATTGGTGCAAAATTTTGTAATTCATGTGGTTGTGCCATATGGGGCAAGACATTAATTAAATGGGAAAAATGCCCTGAAGGTAAATGGAATGCCGAAGAAAATTGATTATGCACATATGAGAGCGGCTGAGGCATATGCAGATCTATCTCATGCAAGAAGATTGAAGGTTGGTGCTATTATAACTAAGGATGATAGAGTTATATCTATAGGTTATAATGGTACTCCTGCAGGATGGGATAACAACTGTGAAGACTACCATGGTCTGGATTTAAAGGGTAATCCAACTTTGGTTACCAAACCCGAAGTACTTCATGCTGAGTCAAATGCCATAGGTAAATTAGCTCGTTCGACAGAATCGGGTGAAGGCGCTACAATGTATATCACCCATGCACCTTGTTTTGAATGTAGTAAAATGATTCATGTGGCAGGTATAAATAAAGTATTCTATCGTACCCCTTATAGAAATACTAATGGTATAGAATTTTTAAATCAATGTAAAATTGAAGTGGAGCAAATATGAGTAATAAAATTATAGGAATTACTTGCAGTACTTTTGATCTCTTTCATGCTGGTCATGTTATCATGCTTGAAGAGGCAAAAAGACAATGCGATCATTTAATCGCAGCAATCCAAGTCGACCCAACAATCGACAGGTCAAGTAAAAACAAACCCGTACAATCCATAATTGAACGACAAATACAAGTTGCAGCTTGTAAACACGTCGATGAGATTATTGTATATTCTACAGAAAAAGAACTTGAAGATATCTTTATGTCCTTACCCATTGATGTTCGTATCTTGGGTGAGGAGTATAGAGATACGGAATACACCGGCAAAGTTATCTGCGAGAAAAGAAAAATTGATATTTATTTTAACAAGCGCGATCATTACTTTAGTTCATCAGATCTAAGAACAAGAGTATTTGAAACTGAAGCAAAGAAGAGAGGAATCGACACATGGCAAAAAATAAACACCACGAGTGCATCGAATGTGATGCCGTCTTCAAGATAAAACATGATCTTGACGAACACCATTATAATGTAGGGTTTTGTCCATTCTGCGGTGCCACTATAGATGAAGATCAAATAGATGAGCAATACGAAGACCTCGACAACGACGACGAAGACCTGTCCTAAGTGCGGGACACAACACAACAAGCTCGGTAAATTTTGCACCCGGGCTTGTGCCAATTCAAGGCAATGGTCAGAGGAACAGAAACAGGTATTCTCTGAAAAGCAAAAAGATTATATGGCTCGGGACGAGTCAGAATATCACAGATATAAGAAATCTGTACAAACATCAATGTTCATTAAGACTGGCACAATGGGCAAGGGTTTAGCAACCGAGCGACTCGAGGATGTAATGACGGATCCTGAGGACTATTTCATAGTCCCACCCCGTGTAGATGCCGATAGATACTCCGAAGATGGAGATATATGGGAGATTATAGAACAATAAATATATAAAAATCTAGGAGAAAACATGATATTAGACGGCGGAATGGCATTTTCTGGGGGTGCATCTATAGTACCCCCACCTGCAACTTTTCCAATCACATTTAAGTGGTTTTATGGTGAAACCACTGGCGGTCAAGCACCCGAAACAACATTATCTACAGCTTCTGCCTATCGAGCAAACAATCAAATAGCGTGGAAGGCAAGCTATACGGAATTTCGTGATCAGGATATTAATCCTGTTTTTACCTACGTGGATGAACATACTGCAAATGCTATAGCAAATGCAATAGTTACTGGAACTGTTATAGAGACGTTTGGCAGTGGTGGTGCTTTCATTGATTCTGTTACCGTAACAGAAACTGCTCGCGTAATACAAAATTGGAATGGATTTGGTAGTTCATTTATTGTTGCAAATGTGAATGCATCTTACCCGCTTACAGGCTTGTTTGGCGCAAATGTGTATTTTAATTCAAATATTAAATATCTCGATACACAAAATTGGTGGTTTGGATCAGAAGTAACAACACCTTTACAGACTGGGGGAATTGCTACAAATTGGAATATGCGACAAGCAAGCCCAAGTTATAGTATACAGTTTAATAGATTTAATGAAACTACAGGTAACATAGTAATAATAACACCCAATCAGTTAACATCTTGTACTCTTGCAAGATGGAGTGGCGCCATTTATGACGGCGAGCCTGGCAATGTATTAAATGTTCCTTTTATTTCAGGTAATATACAATATAGTCCAGGTGGGCAATGGACACCTGTTTTTAGTAATGCAGAAACAAAAGCAATGTTTGTGGACGCAACACCTGATACTGAAATACTTATTATGCAGGGACGTCTGACTGACGCTCCCAACTATACTCTTGTCGAAAGAGTTATAACTACAACTTTAAATAGTACAGAATTTATAAACAATAATACAAGGTTAATATTAAATGTTTCCTTTACTGGCAATACTGCTGCAGTTGCAAATTTATATAATATGGGTGTGATGGTTAAATATAAAACAAATGCGTTGAATATCTTAAGAATTACATCATAAACTGCACAATATAAATACTTATTTAGATAGGTGTTTATGTGGCTTTATAATAATATTCCCTTTGAGGAAATTCCAGAAACTGCGTATGGTTATGTATATTTGATTACAAATACTGTTACTGGACGGAAATACATAGGTAAAAAACTTTTTTGGTTTCGTAAAACTAAACAGGTTAAGGGTAAAAAGAAGCGCATAAAGGTCGAATCAGATTGGCGAGATTATTGGTCCTCATCCGAAGAAGTTAAAAAAGATGTAGAGGCGGTTGGGACAGATAAATTTATAAGAGAGATATTACATATTTGTCCTAATAAGGGATCTTGTAATTATCTTGAGGCAAGAGAACAAATGGATCGCAGAGTATTAGAGACTGATAATTATTATAATGGGCAAATACAATGCAGAGTACATAGAACGCATATAAAAATAGGAAAATAATATGCCAATAACAATTACAGGCGGAGCAACACTTTCGGGATTTACATATACGCCACCGTCACCACCACCGCCTCCTATTCTTAGTTCAGTAGAATATCTAGTAGTTGCTGGCGGTGGTGGTGGCGGCGGATTTAACGGCGGTGGCGGAGGCGGGGCCGGCGGGTTTAGAACTGCTACTGGATTTGCAGTTTCTCCCGGTGCCAACATTACTGTTACTGTCGGTAGCGGCGGCACTGCGGGCACAGGCGGCGGCGCGCGCGGAGGGAACGGAACCGACTCCGTATTCTCTAGCATTACCGCAACTGGCGGAGGTGGCGGAGGGTCTGGAGATTCTCCTAACCCCAACTACATCGGTAACAGCGGCGGCTCAGGTGGCGGCGGCGCAACTACCGGAGGTACCAATGGCTCAGGTGGCTCTGCATCACCTTCCGGTCAGGGTAATCAAGGCGGTAGTGGAAATACTGATGGTGCCACATATCGTGTGGGTGGTGGTGGTGGTGGTGCGGGAGCTGTAGGAGCTTCGGGTACAGGCAGTAGTGGGGGTGCCGGCGGTAATGGACTACAAACTTCTATATCTGGTTCAAATGTTGCATATGCTGGCGGTGGTGGTGGCGGTGGATACGCCGACATACCTGGCGGTAGTGGTGGTAGTGGTGGCGGCGGCGCAGGTGCGAAAACTGGTGCAGGCGGCAATGGCACTCCTAATACCGGAGGTGGAGGTGGCGGCGTGTATAACTCGGGCGCAGCTACGGCAGGTACCGGTGGTTCCGGTATAGTAATTATTAGGTATCCCGACACATATGCAAATGCAACAGTAACAGGTTCTCCCAACGTAATATATGCTAATGCTAATATCATCTACAGATTCTGGCAATCTGGAACAATCATTTTTAATTAAGAAATAATATGATAATAACAGGATTATTTGCAACTGGGGGAGTATTATTCGAAAATCCATTTCCGACTCCTCCGCCTAGTTTAGTAGAATACTTACTAGTAGCAGGTGGCGGTGCCGGCGGCGGTCAAGGCGGTGGCGGTGGTGCTGGTGGTTTATTGTATCGTACAAATTTAATAATAGTGCCGAATATTACATATACAATTACAATAGGTGCCGGTTCAGCGTCAAATATTGCAGGCCAAAGCTTTGGTTCACCCTCAACAATAACGAATGCAGGATTTGCTGCAAATATTACTGCAACAGGTGGCGGCGCAGGCCAATCTAGAGATATTGTCGTGCCTGGAGGGATAGGTGGCTCGGGTGGTGGCGGCGGCGCTGGAGCCTCAGGTGGTAGTGCAACCGGCGCTGCAGGAACTTCTGGGCAAGGAAATCCTGGAGCTCCAGGAACATATCCCACAGGTGGTGGAGGTGGCGGCGGCGCTGGAGCCGCAGGAAATCCTAGCGGAATATATGGAGGGGCTGGCGGCGCGGGTGTTTATTTAACCATATCTGGTTCTAATGTTGCTTATGCTGGGGGTGGCGGTGCCGGTGGCGTTGGCGGTCAAAATAGTGGCGGTGGTGCTGGAGGAATAGGTGGCGGTGGCGGTGGTCGTCACGGCACAACCGGTGGCGGTGGAGTACCTGGCGGTACATTTAGCACAACTGCAGCTCCAGGTACATATGGACCCGGTGCAATAAACACTGGTGGCGGTGGCGGTGGCGGCGGTGGTCAGCCGGTTGGCGGTCCGTTTTTAGGTGGCTCTGGTATTGTAGTTATTCGGTATCCTGACACATATGCAAATGCAACAGTAACAGGATCTCCTAATGTAATATATTCAAATGCTAATATCATCTACAGATTCTCGCAATCTGGCACAATCATTTTTAATTAGGAAATAATATGATAATAACAGGATTATTTGCAACTGGGGGAGTATTATTCGAAAATCCAGTTACTATTGATATTATGATGATTGGTGGCGGCGGTGGCGCAGGTTTTAGCAACGGGGGAGGCGGCGGCGCTGGTGGTGTAGTGTATAAAACAGATTACAGTGTGTCTGATACAATTTATACAATAACATTGGGGGGCGGCGGGGCCGCTGGTGCCACCGGTTCGTCCTCCGGTTCTCCGGGCACTGATACTACATTTAGTACATTATTCACTGCTTTAGGTGGCGGATCAGGTGGAGGTGGCGGCGGTGGTGGGCAACTTGGTGGCAATGGTGGCTCGGGCGGTGGTGCCGGCGCAGCGCCATCTGTCCGCACCGGTGGCGTTGGAACACAAACCGCAAGTGCGTCAGGTGGATATGGCAATTCAGGTGGTAATACGGCAGCAACAGTGCCCGGCCAACGCCCTTGCGGTGGAGGCGGCGGCGCCGGAGCAGTTGGAGGGGACGCAACAACAAACCCTAATGTGGCGGGCAACGGTGGAGATGGTGTTGTATTAGGAACAATACTCAGTCAAGTAGCAATTGGTGAATTATTTAATGGAAACTATTATATTGGTGGTGGCGGTGGAGGAGCAGGAACTAGTTCTACTGCAGGAACTACTGGAAAAGGTGGAGGACCATTCTACCATGGTGGTGGGGGTATTGGCGGCAATGTCGCCGGTACTGCCGGAGGTGGTGGAGTAGTAATCATCCGTCATCTAGCTATTTTCTCAGCAGCCCTGACAACTGGTAGTCCAACAATAACAGTAGTCGGCAATTACCGATATTACACATTTACCGCATCTGGCACAATACAATTCATTTAAACTATTCTAAAGAAACGTATGATACTAAAAGGATTACAAGCAGGCGGCGGAATGGCATTAAATAATCCCCCCCCTCCCCAAGGCAGTGTATTATTTGACGGTACCACCGGAAGTTATTTAATAACATCTGCACAATCAAGTTCTACATATTTTGGTACAGGAGATTTTACCATTGAAGCATGGGTGCGGGTAACATCCACTCCCGAACAAAATGCGTCAATCTCCAGTGTAAATGCTGATTGGCAACTAAGTTGGTTTACCGACGGATTTGTTTTTATGCCAGATACAACATCTACACGTAAAGTTAATACAAGTGGTGCGGGAGCAATATCAACTAATACATGGTACCATATAGCTTTTACTAGAGAATCAAGCTCTCTTAAGTCATTTTTAAATGGCACATTGGCAAATACTGGGACTGATTCGGCAAATTATAACAGCATTTCTGGCATTCGCGTTGGCGCCAATAGATCCAATAACGTAGGATTTCCAGGATACATAAGTAATTTACGTATAATTAAAGGTACTGCATTATATACTGCAACATTTACTGCACCAACTAAACCACTCACTGCAGTACTAAATACGCAGTTGTTGTTAAACACAGTATATGATCCAAACTTCTTAAAAGATAATTCTGTTAATAACTTTGAAATTACAAATAATGGCAATGTTACCAGATCACCGCTAAATCCATTCTAGGGAAACATATGATAATAACAGGAATGGGACAACAAGGTGGAATGGTAATTTCTCCTCCACCACCTCCACCGGGACCCACATTGCAGGGCAGTTTATCCTTTAACGGTACTAATCAATACTTAGGTATGTCCCCAGGATTTTCACCTGGCTCCGGTGCTTTTACCATAGAGGGTTGGTTCTATAATAATGCGGATTTTACGAGTAGGCCTTTATTGGGAACAAATCAATCATTTGGTTTAACTCTTTATACTTCTGATGATTATAATATTACTTTGGATCGGTATGGTGGAGCTGGGTCTGTATCTTATTCCTGGTCTCCGGGGACATTTCAATTAAATAAATGGATATATTTTATTCTAAATCGTAATCCATCGGGTCTTGAAACAATGTATGTGGGTGTACAAAGTAGCCCAGGCGCGGCTGTTACTTGTAATAGAGCATCTTTTGCTGCGGGTAATTTTGATCCTGCTCAGTATACTGCAGGAACATGCGTTGATTCTTTGGATTGGTCTGGGTCTTCGAATCTTATTGGAAACTACTACGGTGGTCATTTTCCCGGTTATATAACAAACTTTAGAGCTACTATAGGTGATGCTAAATACAATACCAATAATAGTACAGTATCGGCTCCTAGTATAGAACTAACAAGCGATGCTTATACTCAATACTTAATGTTGGGTGCGGCAGTTACTACAGATTCATCAAGTACACAAACTGTCACCAATAACAACGGTGTAACGCAGAACGCAGCAAAACCGTTTTAAAATGCAAAAAACTATAGCATTGTTTATCCATGACCCTAAATGCTCAGTGCAAAGCGGCAATGGCATTATGAAATCTTTAGGGGATAAGTATAGCTTCAAGCTGTTTTCCAAAAATAGATTAGAAAACAATTTTTTTGACGATGTAGATATGATAGCTGTTCCAGGCGGCATCGGGGATAGTGATGGTTACAAAAATTTATTCAAACATAACGAAACTAGTGTTATTGATTTTGTCAATCGTGGCGGCAAATATCTAGGCATCTGTATGGGAGCCTATTGGGCAGGTAGCCACTATCTTAACATATTAAACAATGTAGATGCCGTACAATATATTACTCAACCAAAAACTGATACGAGGAGACCTCATGCTAAGAATATTGAAATCAACTGGGATGGAATTGACACAAAGATGTTTTTTTACGATGGTTGTGCTTTGGTTGGTAATGGAAACTACAAAACAATCGCTACTTATGCAAATGGTGATGCGATGGCGATTATTCAAAAGAACATAGGCCTTATAGGTTGTCATCCTGAAAGCGAACAATTTTGGTATGATAGTTATAGTTGGCTAAAAGGAAAATACCATAACGGTGAGCATCACGCCTTACTGTTAAATTTTGTAGATAGGCTAATGGCTCAATGATCTTTGCATCTATATTATTGGGAACAGCTTTAGCTATTTCAGGTATAGCAGGC